TAGATGCACTGGCAGCATCATCGTCTGCTCCTACTGCAAATCCTGCGGCAGGTACATACTGGTTTGATACAGCAATGTCAATATTTGGCATTTTTGCATGGAACTCAGCGGCTGCTTCTGTAACAGGTGGACAGAGCTTTACTAACAAAGTACCAGCAGTTATTACTGATGCTACTAAAGTTACTGGCGGTGTACCAAAAGGTTCAGTTGGCGCAATTGGCGATTATGCTATTGTTGCAACAACTACCCTTAACAAACTTTACTACAAGAACTACTTAGGTGCTTGGGTACAAACTGGATCAACTGCGTGGAAAGCAAGTCATGCTACTACAACAGGTTCAGCTAACCCGACAATTGTTGTTGGTCAAACATTAGTTATTAACTCAACTACTGTTACTGCAACCGGCACAACTGGTGCATCATTAGTAGGTGATATTAATACAGCTTCAATTAGTGGCGTTACAGCGGCATCTATTGATAGTGTTGTGCATATTTTCTCTACAGGTGCAAACGTTGTACTTGCTGAAGGTACTGGTTCATTAGCAACAGCAGGACTAGTAGCAGGAACATATTATGCTCCAGCATTAACTATTGCTCCTCACACAAGTGTACCTGAATATAAGACAGCTGATACAACTTCACGTCCAACAGGAAGTCTTTGGGTTAAAACAACACAGCCTAATAAGGGCGCTAACTGGAAAGTTAAAGTATGGAATGATGCTACTAAGCTATGGGATACTAGCTCAGCACCAATTTATAAAACTAACCACGAAGCAATCTTTAACCTAGATAAGACACTAGGCGGCTCAGGCTTATCTTTAAGCCAAACTTATGTTAAAGCAAACGATGCTGAAGCAACAGTTACAGCTGGTGATTTTAAAATTTACAAAAGATCAACAACTGGTCCAACAACTATTACTAGTGGCATAATTAGCACTGGAATGTCGTCAGCGGCATTTACGATTAACATTCAAGAGACAATAGTTGGTAATGCGGCTTTACAAAGTGTAACAGCAGTAAGCGGAACAACAACAGGTGCGGCAAGTGACGCAGAAGTAGTTGCTAACGCAATTAACGCAGTAGGACTAACTAACGTTAGTGCTACAGTTGACGCACAAAATAGAGTTGTTATTACGCACTCCAAGGGCGGCGAAATTCGTTTCAAAGACCAAACTGGAGCGGCATTTGCAGAAATGGGCTTTAGTGCTTATGTAAATGAAAATAGCGGAACTGCTAACTTGTACACAGCACCAGCAGGCGATACAGCTAACGAGTTTGTTGCAACTAACTGGAAAGTATTAACATACACAGGAAGTACAACTGCTCCGACAGCATTGGCAGCAGACAATACGTTATGGTATAGTTCAATCACTGACGAAGTTGATATAATGATACATAGCGGTACTACTTGGGTTGGTTACTTAGATTCAACTAGTCCATTCTATGATGCGTCTACTGCACAGCAAACAAGTCCAGCAGGACCTATTGTAAGTGCAACTGAACCACTTGCGGCTACTGGCCAATCAGATGGTACAGCTCTTAAGAATGGCGACATTTGGGTTTCAACAGCAGACTTAGATAATTATCCAACAATTTACAAATATAGTACTGCTACTGCAAAGTGGGTATTACTAGATGCAGCCGATCAAACTACTGAAGACGGTGTACTATTTGCAGATGCACGTTGGGGATTAACAGGCGCTACTAGTAATGTAGCTGGAACTATCACTGAGTTGTTAACAAATAACTTCTTAGATGCAGACGCTCCAGATCCGGCACTATACCCAAAAGGTATGTTGTTAGTTAACTTACGTAGAAGTGGCTTTAACGTTAAGAAGTTTGTACGCAACAGTGTTGATACAAATGCACTTAATACACGTTTTAATAGCAGTGAAGCAATGACAAGCTATTATACACACCGTTGGGTTACTGAATCAGCTAACCAAGCAGACGGCAAAGGAAGCTTCGGACAAGCGGCACAGCGTAAAGTTGTTATCCAAAGTCTACAAGCAATGCTTAACAGTAACGATGCAATTAGAGATGATGAATCAAGAATCTTTAACGTAATTGCTACTCCAGGGTATCCAGAGCTAATTGGTGAAATGGTTACATTAAACTACGATAGAGGTATTACAGCGTTTGTACTTGGAGATAGTCCACCAAAACTAACACCAGATGCAACTTCAATCAACGAATGGGGTACTAACGTAAACCTTGCAGTTGAAGATAATGCAGAAGGTCTTGTAACTAGTGATGAATACTTAGGTGTTTATTATCCATGGGGCTTTAGCAGTGATAATGCTGGTAACAACATTGTTGTTCCACCAAGTCACATGATGCTAAGAACTCTTGCACTAAGTGACCAAGTTAGCTATCCATGGTTTGCACCAGCAGGTACAAGACGTGGCGGCATTACTAACGCAACAGCAACAGGTTATATTGATTCAGAAGGCGAATTTAATTCAATAGCACTAAACGAAGGACAACGCGACACATTATATGGTGTTAAAGTTAACCCAATTACGTTTATCACAGGTGCTGGATTAGTTGCATTTGGACAGAAGACTCGTGCAAGAAATGCAAGTTCATTAGATAGAATTAACGTTGCTAGACTTGTTATCTATATGAGAAGTCAACTTAACAAACTTGCTAAGCCTTATATCTTTGAACCAAATGATAAGATAACAAGAGATGAGATTAAACAAGCCGCAGAGAGCTTGTGCTTAGAACTTGTTGGATCAAGAGCGTTATATGACTATCTAGTTGTATGTGATGAGTCAAACAACACAGCAAGTAGAATAGACAAGAACGAACTATACTTAGATATAGCAATTGAACCAGTTAAGGCTGTGGAGTTTATCTTTATTCCACTTAGACTTAAGAATACAGGGGAAATTGCAGGTCTTTAACATCTAACAAAATGGGGGCTAGAAATAGCCTCCATTAAATGATAAATACTAGCAACAGGAGTTATAATATGGCTATTTCAACACTCTCAAAAATTACAGTACCACTAGCGAGTGACACTTCATCATCAACACAAGGTTTGTTGATGCCGAAGTTACAGTATCGTTTCAGGGTATCACTTGAGAACTTTGGTGTATCAACACCGACAACAGAACTAACAAAGCAAGTAATTGACGTGACACGTCCGGTAGTAAACTTTGAGGAAATTGAAATCCCAGTTTACAACAGTAGAGCATACCTAGCAGGTAAGCATGCATGGGATCCGATTACACTTAACTTGCGCGAAGACGTAAACAACAATGTACAAAAACTTGTTGGCGAACAGCTACAAAAGCAGTTTGACTTCTTTGAGCAATCAGGTGCGGCAAGTGGCATTGATTACAAATTCGTAACTAGAATCGAAATACTAGATGGCGGCAACGGAGCAAACACTCCTAACGTACTAGACACTTTTGAATTATACGGTTGCTTTATACAAAATGCAAACTACAACTCATTAGCATATAGTGCTAACGAGCCAGTTACAGTTTCATTAAGTATACGTTACGATAACGCAATACAGTCACAAGGTGGCGGTATTGGAACAGCAGTAGGTAGAACTATTAATAGTCTAGTTACGGGCGGTGGCGGTATTGGTTAGTAATATAACCTAAGTGCCATATTGTTATTATTAAAAGGAGCTTCGGTTCCTTTTTTTATCTTTGATAATATTAGATAAAATAAATAACTGTATGAAGAAAAATAGATACCGTATACCTAAGACAGATTTAGAAAGACTTAACCAACGCAATTCAGGTTTGTCAAATGGGTCTGTATCTAATGAACAACTAGCTCCGGCGTATCTGTCACCATATAATATTAAGTCTCTATCAGAACTAGTGCATTTTAGTGTGCATGTAAGACCAGCGCCTATAAACATCGATCAAGTAAACCCGCCAGACGAAACTGTTCCGTGGCAGTTTCCGTATTTGCGTGAAGAAGAAGAAAAAAACTTTGATAAAGACCCGTGGCAATACACTATAAATCAATATGGATTTAGAGACGTGTGGAAAAACAAAGCTAAACGACCAAACATAGCGTTTTACGGTTGTAGCAATACGTTTGGCGAAGGTGTAGAATCGTCAAAACACTGGACAACTTTAGTTGCTAATCACTTTAGATTTAATAAGTTTAATTTTGGCATAGGCGGCGCAAGTGCATTACGTATTGCTAGAACGTTTGTAGCAACACAACAAGTTTTAAATTTAAATTATGCAGTTATATTATTGCCGGGTCTATATAGAATAGATTATGCTCGAATACTTAGTAAAGAAGTTAGTGCTAAGAACCGTCAATGGGAATCAGGAAACATTGGCATGATACCTGACTTTAAACCTTCCCATTTAACTGACGCAAAACTGTGGAAAAGCCTGTACAGCACATTTGATGATAACATGTTTATAATGAATCTTATATATGCAGTATCTATGATTACAGAAAGTGCAAAGGCAAATAATGTAAAAATAGTATTCTCGTCTTGGTGTACTGAAACATTATACACACTAGATAAAATTAATGCTCCAAACGTATATCCTAATATAGGATTAAAGGGTATTGACGTTGCAAGAGATGAGTTACATCCTGGACCAGAATCTAGTAAACTATTTGCTGAGAAGTTAGCTGATTGGATGACACAACCTGGTCAAAAATTGTTTTTATAATCTACGTACTTTATGTTATAGATAAATATTAGTAAGGAGAGTTCGATGGCAAACATATTAAATGGGTTTCTTGATAACGTATTAAGCGGCACTACTAACCCAAAAGGTGACATGGCAGACTTTCAGCATGCGGCTAGACTGTATACTGATGATGCGTTTAGGCTTGCGCCCAAGGCAAAGTTCCTTTACCATGTTGTAATAGAACTAAGTCCAACTGCGTCGGCAAATTTGCCACAATTAGATCAACGACATAAAAACGAAATAAACTTATTAGTTAAATCAGTCGACTTACCAAAAGTAAGTATGAACACTGTGACTAAAAACATGTACAATCGTAAAAAGAATTTGCAAACTAGTTTAGAATACGA